GTGTTGTCGGAACGACTCGAAGCGGACTACGACTTTGAAAATCAGATTTGCTTCCGGCAATCGCAGCCCTTGCCCTCGACGGTGCTTGCGATCATGCCTCAGCTCGTGACTCAAGACCGGGGGTAGCTCGCGATGGAAATTGTTCCCGCAAAGTTTGAGCACTTAAAAGAGCTTATCTCCCTCCCCTACAACGCGGCACTTACCTGGCTTTTAACCCCGAAGTCGAAAGAGAATATTGAGAGCCCGCACGCAAAATCCATTTTGCTCGATGGAAAGCCCATATTTGTTGGGGGCATCGTCCCCTACTGGGGCAATCGCGGGGAAGCTTGGGCGGTTCTCAGCCCCGGGTACCCCCAGCACTTTTACGCGATGCACAAGAAGATCAAAAAGCACTTCGAGAGTTGTCCTTTTCGGCGCATAGAGGCTACTGTAGAATGTGAATTTGAGAATGGTCATCGGTGGATAAGGGCTCTTGGATTCACCTTGGAAGCCCCCCGCTTAAAGTTATATTTTCCTGACGGTAAAGACGCGAGTCTTTACGCGTTGATTAAATAGGGGTGATATGGCGGCAGCGGCTCTAGCAGTAGGTGGAATGGCGTTTAACGCTATCGGAAGTATCGGCGAAGGAAATGCCGAGTACGAAGCGCAACAATTCAACGCCCGTAACTCCCTTTTCAATGCGAGGCTTGCGCGCGAGCAGGCTCAAGACGATGCCCGCCGCCAGCGGATTGGGGCGGACAAACAACTCGGCGACATTCGCAGTTCCTACGGTGCTTCCGGGGTTGTAAGTTCTCAGGGTTCAGCGCTAGACGTATTGCAGGAATCCGCGGCCGCAGCCGAGTTGGATAACTTGATGATTAAGCACCAAGGCGAAATGCGCGCTTATGGATTTGAGCAGGAAGCGCAAGCCGCCCAAATGCGTGGGCGCGCGGCAAAAACTCGTGGGTACATGGGCGCTGGCGGAGGCATCTTGTCCGGGGCTTCCAAGCTTTTGGGGATGCTGTAATTTATGCCTAAGATTCGCGAATACAATCAGCAAGTAGGGGCAGCCGGTCCAGTCCAGTTTCAGCAACTCCGGGGTTCGGACATCTCGGCGGCCGGCGGGCTTTCCGCAATCGGGAAAGGTCTTTCCGATGTAAGCAACTACATCGAAGAGCGCGAAGTTTTTGAAGCGCGCAAAGACCTCGTCAACGAGAAGCTCAACACGCGCGAAGAATTTGAAAAAATGCAAAAAGAAGCTCCTCCCGGGGCTAAGGATTTTGACAAGCAAGTAAACGAATTTTTAGAAAAGAGAAGGAACAAGCTTCAAGAAAAGTATTCTTCCGGGGAAGCCTCTCGTTTTGTTTCTCAAAGCTTGGACGACTTTCAGTCTTCCATGAAGTTTGAAGCTTACAAGTTTCAGGCAGAATCTTTGGGGAAGAAAGATGTCGCAGACGTAACTCAAGCAAAAACACGTTTGCAAAACGACACTCGCGCAAACCCAAATAGGTTGATGGATAACGTGGCCGCTCAAGCCGAACTTATTGAGGGCATGAAAGTTGACCAAAGTACAAAATATCAATTTCACAAAGAGTCCTTGGCGCAAATGTACGACTCCGCCCTGGACGGGACGGTAAACAAGCTCGCTACCTCTGAAAAAACCAAACTCTCCGACGTGGAAAGAATGATTTCTGAAGTCAGCAAAAAAGACGGGAAGTGGGCTTCAAACAATTCTGAGCCGGAATATAAGAAACAAATAGCAAAGCTTGAGCAACTTAGGGAGAGCATTAAAAAGAGAGACGAAGACGACATGTTTGCGGACATGAAAGAAGCCCATGCGCAAATTGCCGCAACAGGCACGTCCGTAAAAGACTACGGCCCAAAGTGGATTGAGAGCAATATCTCCGATCCCAAGAAAAAACGTTTTTGGCTGGACAGCCATAAGCTCGCGACCGCTGAAGGCGAGGCCGTTACCTTTTTTGATAAAGGTACGAACATAGTGGACGCTCAAAAGAAGATTGAAGAGCTTCAGGATGTCCAAAACAAAACCCCCGAGTTTTTTAGGGACAACACAAAATTAGAAGCAATGGTGCGGGTAACCCAAGCTAGGTTAAAAGAATTTTCGGAAGACCCGGCAGGGTACACCGTAAAGTACAACCCTATAGTTAAAGCAAATTACGAAAAGTTTTTGGAAACCCAAACACCGGAAGACTTTAAAAAATTTGCTACCTTTGCCAAGAACAAACAAAACCAGTTTAATCCGGATGGGACCACTTCGGTTCTCCCAAAAGAAATGCTGTCAGAATTCAAGGGCGTGATCGACAGCATGGTTACGGGAAAGGCTTCTCCTCAAGACACCCTCGCTTATTTTGAAAAGCAAAAGAACACGATCGGCTCGGAGTTTTTTCCGGATGCTCTTAGGGATTTGGAACGGAACAAGATTGCGCCCACCGCGCTGATTGTGGCCGCATCTATTTCCGAAGACCCTAAGGACAAGCCTCTTGCTGAGAACATGATCCGAGCGGCGTCGGTGAACATTGAAGAAGCTAGGAAAAATCTGCCTAAAGGCTCGATTGAAGACATGCGAGAAAAGCTATCCGTGGAGTTAGCTCCTTTGAGGAACAGCATATCGGACACCGTGGGGGCCTTTGGGGAGTCCAGTCCCGACAACGCGATTTCCAAATACCGGGACATCATTGAAAAGACCGCTATTCAAATGGCCCCGCAAAATGGCGAGACGGTGGCGTCGATGGCTTCCAAAATTACAAAGCAGCTCATTAACGAAAAATATGAGTTTGTAAATTCCGGAGAGTATCGGATTCCTAAAACGGTGAACACTACTGCAATAAGAAGAGCCGCGAGAACTTTTCAAAGTTTGCTTCGGTCGGAAATGCTCGTCACCCCCTTAACGGATTCCGCCGGAAGAACACCGGAAGAAACGAAAGCCGCTTACCGCACAAGACTTATACAGAATGGAAGATGGCGTACTCTTTCCGACGATTCCGGAATGGAGCTTGTGGACCCAAATAGGAGCGAAGTGAAAATACTATTGGACGGAGAAGAAAGACCCGCGCGTTTCACGTGGCAGGAACTTGAAGTAATGCATACAAGATTCTTAGGCGGAAAAGGCGCAGGGGTTAAAAAGTAACGTATGCCCCCTATCTTTGGGATCGACGTAGAAAGAAAAACCCAAAGGCTTCAAGAGCTGGCCCCCACTAGTGGGGAAGTCGTAGAGGCTTCTTTTGATGAAGCGATTTACGATAACCCCTTCACTCGCGCAGGCAGCGCGTACATTGCAAATTTTGTTGGGGACGAGAAAAAGCGTTTTTCCAAAGAAGAAATTAAAGAGCGCGCCGAACAATTTGGAGTTGAGCTTAAGAATATCCCTGAAGACGGGTACACGCCGCAGGCCGCGAACTACCTTTTAGACCGCCAGCGTTTACGGAAAGGCCGGCAGGATATTCTGAACAATGCCCAAGGGGGTTTTGGGGAAGGGGCCGCTTCTGTCGCGGCACAGTTCGTGGGCTCAGCTCTAGACCCTATCGGTCTTCCCCTCAATTTTATCCCCGTAATCGCCCCCGCTAAGTACGCGGCCCTCGTAAAAGGAGCAGCGGGAATAGCTGGAAGGACGGGAGTCCGGGCGGGGGTGGGGGCTGCGGAAGGTCTAGCGGGTGCTGCGGTGGGCGAGGTTCTTAACTACCCCCTGGCCCAGGAGATTGGCGACGACTACACTACCGCGGATAGCCTCGGCAAAGTCGCATTTGGCGCAGTCCTGGGAGCGGGCCTTCACTCCGGAGCGGGGGCAGTATCCGATTTTTTTAAAGGGGTTCCTTTTAAGAAAGGTGCCAAACCTTCCGAGCCTTCCGCGCCCCCCGGTTCGGGAGCGCCGGCAAAAATAGAGGCCCCTAAAAAAGCGGATCTTCCGGACATCTCGGACGTTCCCGCCGCGGCCAAGGGTGCTCCCGCAGTCATGGACCGTTTGGGCCTTGAGACGAAAGAAGCGGCGATGAACATCGCAATTCGCCAATTGAGCGAGGGCAAAACGGTTGACGTGATGCCCGCAATTGAAGCGCAAATTTTAAAAGAAAAACTCGCACTGGAAAACACGAAGCTTGAGCTTAAAGCCGAAGCAGAAGCGGGGATGCTTTCCCCGGATTCCTACAATATCCGGGACATCGAGACTCTGGAGTTTAAGCTTAACGGCCGCGTGGCCCCAGAAGACCTAACGGTTACAAAAAGCTTTGAGCCGGAAAGCCTTGGAAAAGAAGTAACTCCGGAACAAAAGTCTTTTGAACTTAAAAAGTTTTTACAAGAGAAGCCCCCTACAGATAAGGCTTTCGTGTTTTTCGACGGAAGAAAGCACGAGGTTTTGACTGCGACGGACAACCTCGTGGCCTTAAAAGATTCTGGGGAAACAATTCAAGTAAGGACTTACGACCAGTTAGCTGCGGACGCTAAGCTAAAAGCTGAACTCGGAACTCCTAAAGACCCCGACGTGATTTCTCAAGAGCTGGCGCGCATGACCCCCGACCCAAAGGACATCCAAGCTAGAACTCGGGAGAAGATTGCCGAAGCCCCGAACAGCGTTTTCTTGGAACCGGAACTTACCGCTAAGCAGCAACAGTTCCTAGACGAAGCTCCCGTACTTGAAACCCTTGATGACTACAGGGCTTCCATTGTTTCTGATAAAGCAGAGCTTGAGGCCCTTGCCAAAACTCAAGGAATAGAAAACGTGGACAACTTGCCGGGGGTAAAAGAAGCCCTGGATTTAGAAAAGAAAGCGGCCGATTACGAGAAGGCAATGAAAGCCGCGGCATCCTGCGGCGTTAGAAAAGGAACCCCATAAATCATGGGCTTTGAAGCTTGCTACGATGAGATTGTTGCCGCCCTGGGGAGAGAACTTACCCCGGAAGAAAAAGCCGAAATCGGTTCGGACTTAAAAGAACTTGTCTCGTCTATTCGGGAAAAAGGTGACGTAGGAAATTTAGATGAGTTGATCGAGCAAGGCGCTCAAAAAATTATTCAGGAAAAACAATTCCGCGCGGCCATCAACAAAAGAAACGCTATCAAAAACGCCACCGCCAATCTTAAAAATTTAGATTACCTGACAAGCGTTTGGGGGGACGAATTGGGGGAAGGATACCGCGCTCTCATCGGCGGATCTCTTTTGGACAGGTTCGGCTCCAAAAACAGCGTGGACGCTCTAGTCAAGTCTACTGCGGCGGAGTACACGATGGGGCTTCACTCGCGCTTAGTGAGCGAAGGGCTTGACGATATTGTTGGGCGAAAGGAGTTCGGGAAAGATTTGTTTTTGGCCCTTGCGGAACACAACAAAGAGAAGCCCGACCCCGCGGTTCTTTCAAAGCTTAACCCTGAAATAGCTCGGGCCGCGAAGATCATGGCCGAAGCGCAAGAGCTGGCGCGTAAACGCGCAAATATTGCGGGGGCCGCTATCTCAAAACGCGAAGGCTACGCGATCGCTCAGACCCACGACGCTCAAAAAATAGCTAAAGCGGCGGGCCACCAATACAAAGCGAATTCTCCGGAGCATCGCGCCGCATGGAAAGAATTCGTAAGGGATAAGTTAAATTGGGACGAGATGGCCCCAAATCGTACCGCGGAAAGTCGGGAGAAGTATCTCGACGAGATGTTCACTCAATTTGCTACGGGCGTTCACGTCACCTTTGGGGACACGTCCAAAAGCTTCGGGTCGTCGAGCCAAAACATAGGGGCGAGACTTTCCCAGGAACGTAAAATCATATTTAAGAATCCGGAATTTGAGTTTGAATACAACCAAAAATTTGGATCGCAAGACGGAATTTTCGGCGGGTTCCTTCAGGGTATACAGCGCATGGCTCGCGACACCGCTATCATGGAGAAGCTCGGACCGGATGCGGGAGCGAATCTAAAATCAATTCAAAATAAGATTCTTCAAAAGCTCGTAAAAGAAAACAATACAGAAGCCGTTGCGAAATTTAATAAGTCCTTAGACTTCACCAACAAAGTTTTTGATGTGGTTACGGGGGCCGCCAACATCCCCGGAAACCCTGAAGCTGCGGCGTTTTTCTCAAAACTAAGAGGGGCGATGCGGCTCGGAGATCTCTCTGCCGCGGTCATTTCTTCCTTAACCGACATAATTAACGCCGCGGCAACTCTCAATTACGGGGCAGGAAGAAACTACGCATCCCTCTTTAAGGGGATGGCGGAAACTGTTTCCGGGATTGTGGACAGTTTTGGCGGGGCGTCCAAAAAAGAAAGAGCCGCCGTTTCGGCCGAGCTTCGTTTTTTCACAGACACCATCGCAAACGCCGCCGAAAGGTTTGACGCAACGGACATTAGCCAGCCGGGCATTTTGGCCAAAATGCAGCAAATCATGTTTAAGTATACCGGCCTAACCGGATGGCAGGACGGCGTCCGAAGAGCCGCCGCTAAAGGGACCTCCGTCCGCTATGCACTTTACGCGGACACCGCTTTAAAAGATTTGCCGCAAGGGATGAGCGCGGTACTTCGACAATACGGGATCGATGAAAAAGGCTGGGACACGATTAGATCCGCGCCACAAACAGAGATTGGAGGCGACTTCTATCTTTCCCCGAATTCTTTGGACAACCTTACGGCTGAGCAGATCAAAGCGGCCGGAGGAAAGAAAAAGATAAAAGAACTTAAAGATAATTTTGGAAATCTTTTTACAGATGTCTCGTCTACCGCGGCAACCGAACCGGGCGCTATTGAAAAAGCAATGCTTTCCCAAGGGCAAAAGCCGGGGACGGCTCCCCGAGAAATGCTTAACGCCACAACGATGTACAAAACATTTACCGTCACTTTGATGCGCAAGCATTTGGGACGAGAACTAAAGGGGTACAGCCAGGACAACATTAGCGTCGTTCAGGGACTTGCTCGGCTGTTTAACGGGAAAAACAAACAAGGCGCCATGGCGCTCGCGAACTCCATCGCGTTTGGGGCCATCTTCGGATACGCATCCGGCAGTCTTAAAGAAATTACAAAAGGACGCACGCCTCGGGTTCCCGAGACGAAAGAAGACTTTGCGAAAATCATGGCCGCGTCTCTCGCTCAGTCGGGAGCTTTGGGCCTTTACGGTGACTTTCTATTTGGACAAACCGATCGTTTCGGTCGGAACTTCTCCTCGGCTTTGCTCGGACCGATGGTCGGTCGGGTTGACGACATTGCTAAAATTTACGGCAGTCTTTATTCTGACGAGGACACCGCCGCCAAAATTTTTCAATTCGCAAAGTCAAACACTCCCGGGGTTAACGCGGTGTTCAATTCTTTCTACACCCGTGTTCCCATGGACTATGCGATCACCTACCGCTTTCAGGAGTGGATGAACCCGGGATACCTTATGCGGATGGAACGAAAGCTTAGGGAGAAAAACCAAGAATTTTGGTTGCCCCCGCCTTCACAGGTGATTCCTTATGGTGGAAAGTAATGCAAAATAAAAGAGACGGAGCGCACGAGCTATGACGATCGCAACCACAATCAATCGGGTTTCTTACGCCGGAAACGGATCGACGACCGTCTTTTCCTTCCCGTACTATTTCCTGCAAAACGCCGATCTCGTTGTGGTGAAACGCAACAACACGACGGGTGTTGAAACTACTCAAACCATCACGACGAACTACACGATCACGGGAGCGGGGCTTCCGGCCGGTGGATCGGTCACGATGCTTTCCGCCCCTGCCTCTGGCGAAACGCTCATCATCTATCGCGATCCTGCGAAGGTGCAGGATTTGGACTTGGTCGAAAACGACCCAATGCCTGCCGAAGAAATCGAAGAGCGGTTCGACAAGCTCACGATGATTGTGCAGCGGCTTCAAGATCAGCTCGACCGCTCGATCCGTTTGACGGACGGGTACTCCGGAACGTTCTCAAATCTTCGTTTGCCTTCTCTTATCGAAGCTTTGAAAGTCCTTCGCATCAACGCGGGCGCGACAGCGTTTGAGCTTGTCGATTCAACGACCGCTGACTTTGACGTGATCTCCCCTCTCACGACAAAGGGCGATCTCCTCACTTTCCATTCCGGAACCAATCAACGGGTGGGCGTGGGCTCGGACGGGCAAGTCCTTCTCGCAGACTCTTCGCAAACCGCGGGCTTGCGTTGGGGTTCCTCGGGCGGCGGAGGCGGGAGTCTCGCGTGGGAAGAATCGGAGAACGCTCCGCTTCCTTCATTGGAAAACAACATCCGCATTTACGCGTTTGGAAACTCACTCGCGCAATCCCTGTACGCCGTGATCAAAGTCCCCTCGACTTATACCGCCGGCAACCCGATCAAACTTAAGTCCTACGTGTATTCAAACGACACGTCGGGCGACGTCCACATGAAGACGGTTGCAACGCTGATCCGGGTAGCAACTGATCCCGTCTCTTCGACCACAAATCAACGGACTTCTACGAACGCTGCGATCACGCTATCGGGCGCGACCCAAGATGAAGCGCAGCTCCTTGATTTCGATTTGTCCTCGGCTACCGGGCAGATCAATTCCGTGGCAGTATCGGCAAACGATTTGATTTTGGTGCGCTTGTTCCGCGACACGGATACGGCGACCGGCGATTCTAAAATGCCCGTGTACGGGGCGGAGGTTACGTTCGCATGATCGAGAAAATGATTATTCTTCTGGGACTGCTCGCAGGATTAAACGCCGAAGCTGCGTTATCGGAACTCGATAAGAGTGTCGCCGCACCTCGCGGGAATATGCTCACGAACCCTGGCTTTGAAGCGGGACGCGGGGCATGGACCGCATCAGGTGGAACGTTCGTCACGACAAACGCTGCGGCAAATAAGTTTGCAGGAGCCGCAACGGGATCATGGGATTCTTCGTCTGCGTCCCAGACCCTCACCGCTGCGAGTGTCGCGATCACCTCAGGCAACGGTCTGTCGAGCGCGAACATCACGGGCGGCTGCTACTTTAAAGTTGCGGGAGCATACACCGGGAAGGTCCAGCTCTTTGACGGCACGAACGTCCTCGCTGAAGCCTCGATCTCAAACAACACTTCAGGCTTTACTCCGACCTACGTCACGGGTTCCGCTCCTGTTTCCGGCACCCTCTCTCTTCGCTTGATCTCGGTCGCGTCAAACGAGCCGATCGTTTACGCGGACGACTGCTACCTAGGAAGAGCTGATGGGTTCAACCTGTTTCAGGTTTCGCAGGCTACGCTTTACGGAACTCTTAGATACGCCTCTACGACTAACTGCTTATGGAGTGTGTCCTCAGCGGCTTCGTTCACAAGTTTTCCAGCAGATACGGATTGCCCTACTGCTACTGTAACAGGAGGAGTTTCGGCTCCTACAACAAAAGTACCAGGCGTTAGATTGCAAAACCTACCTCCTGGGAACTACGCTTTTTACGTTACTAACTTCTTCCAAAAACAAAACGCTGCTTCGGAAGAATACGCTCTAAGATTCTTTGACGGAACAAACGGGTTTTCTTCACAGGGAGCAATTGCCGCAAGCGACGCAGGTCAGACTTCTCTTTACGGATTTGTAAGCTACGCAAACGCTCAGTCTGACATCACCGTTCAGCTTCAGGCTATCCGCAACGGAACTAACGCATTATCCATTCGTGGAGATACGCGGGATTTTGAGATTTCGGTCTACCGCTTCCCCACCTCCTCCGAAACCGCCGCACGAGTGGACACGCTTCCGGCGTCTTGGAATGGGTACCATGGGAGCAACTGCACCTACTCACGTTCAGGAACATCCTTGGGCGATTTCCCCGCAGACGCAACTTGCGATTTTATCGAACAGCAAAACGTAAACTTTGGGACAGTCACATCTCAGCTAAGCGGTTCGGATAAGTTGCCGGGGATAGTTTTCACTCCACGCCGCGCCGGAAGATTCTTGGTAATTGCAAACTTTTCTGGGCTACTTACCTCTTCTGGAAACACTTCCACCTACGAGCTTTATGATGGGACTAATAGCCTAGGCAACTCTAGCTTCTCAGCCCCAGGTAACGAATACACTCCACACACTCTTCAAGGCATCGTATACGCCTCCTCGACCAGCGCAGTGACTGTTCGAATTCGAGGGGTCGCTTCCGCAGGTGATGTTCGCATTACAGGCCCAGGCTCTCAGTCCACAAGCCACATCCGGTGGACCATCATCGCGCTCGATCAATCCTTCCCAGCTCCACTCCTCGTCGGCTCCGTCACGTCGAACAGCTCGGGGCTTGAGCGGGTTGAGCGCGCGGTTATCGGAACGACCAATAGAAACACCGGGTGCTCGGCTGGAACATGCACAGTATTTGATAGCAGCTCCTCCTGGATCACGGCTACTAGGTCTGGAGCCGGAACTTATACCTACACAATGTCCGGGTTTACAGGTGTCCCTGTTTGCACTTGCTCCCCAAATAGAAATGCGGCGGTACATGCATCTTGTCAGGTGACTTCAGCGACCAACGTTGACGTTCTAACTGCGTCCACGGGAGGATCAAACCAGGACGAGCCGGTATCAATCCACTGCCAAGGACCAAGATAAGGAGATCGTGACATGAGCAAAATCACGGAAGGCACGCTAGTACCCCTCGGCGTCTTAGGCTCGATCGCTGTGGTTTCCGTGGGCACGATCATGTGGCTCACCACGATCTTCGTGCAGGGCAATGCAAACGCAAACGAGATCAAAGAACTTAAGTCGGAAATGAAAGTGCTCCACGAGATACGCGAGCGCGTGATTCGGATTGAGGAAAAGCTTCAGAAGAAAGACTCCGGATGAAGGGTGTCTTTGACACTGCTAAAAGGTTGTTGCCTTTTATTCTTCTGTGCCTGAATCTTTTTGGACAGTCCAAGACACGGATAAGAAAAAGGAGATCCAAGACCATGATTCAAGAATTGAAAGACCAAGCCTCGGCCCTTATTGACCAAGCTTACGCTGCGGGAGTCACTGCCGGCGGCGCAGGTGGAGCGATCTACACGCAAGAACAACTCGACCAAGCTGTCGGAGCTGCCGTTGCCGCTGAACAAGTCGCTGCCGCTGAGAACCTTGCTTTGGTGAAGCAAGCCATCAAAAGCAACCTCCAAAACCTCAACACTCAGGAAGCTGCCGCTGAACAAGCTGCGGTGGATCAAGCGTAAGTTAATTGAAAGGGAGATTTTAAAATGAAAAAGCCATGGCAATCCAAGACGATGTTTATCAGTTTCGTGGCCGCTGCTCTCGGCGTCCTCGGACAAATTTGGCCGAACGCAAACTTTGCCGTTGAGTGGATCAACGCAAACGGCGCGACGGTCGCAATGGTGCTCGGCTTCGTAGGCATGGGCCTGCGCATGATCACCAAAGACAAAGTCCAACTGTTCTTGGAATAGCAAGTGTTAGCAGGAATACTCGCGGCCTTGAGCATAATCAAAGACATCATTGACGGCGTCAAGGCCGTGAGTTCCTTCATCCAAGAGAACAAGCGGGAAGCTTGGTTCCAAGAATCCGCGAAAGTTTTTTCAACGCTTAGGGAAGCAAAGACTACCGATGAACGTAAGAAAATCGCTCAAGACCTTGCTGCTCTTTGGCGCGGTGTTAAGTAACACTGCCTGCCAATCGTTCCCGAAGATCACGGTTTGCGTTTCAGATCCTGAAGCCGGCGGGTTTCAATGCTCCGACGCAGACGGCGTTGCTTCGTTTCTTCCGTACCCTTCTACAGGAAACTACGTGTGCCGATCCCCGGAAGACGAGCAGCTCGTCATCGAGTGGATCAAACGAACCTGCAATAAAAAGTGAAATGCAGCTCTTTAAAGAATACGCGCTAAGTTTTGTCGGCATTCCCTACAAGTGGGGCGGGTCGCACCCTTCGGAAGGCTACGACTGCTCGGGATTCGTGCAAGAACTTCTCAAGTCGGCGGGCCTTGATCCCCCTGGCGATCAAACCGCCCAAGCCCTCTTCAATCATTTTGAAAAGAACGCAACTTGGAACGTCCGGCAGATAGGATCTCTCGCGTTTTTTGGTGCCTCTGTCTCTTCAATATCGCACGTTGCAATGCTTCTTGATCCTTATCGGATGATTGAGGCTGGGGGTGGGGGCTCGAAGACTCTGACTCCGGCGGACGCAATCCGAGATAACGCCTTCGTTCGGGTTCGTTTGGTGAATTCGCGGAAGGATCTTGTGGCGATCCTGAAGCCAAACTACAGTGGCATCGGGGTAATCTAAGCAGGTAGTCAAGCAGCTTTGCCGCGTCCTCGATCGTGATGCCCCAGCCATTTTGAAGGTTTGCCAACGCGTTCTTGAGTCCCTGATCCATCACGCACCTACCTTTTCTATAGCGTCCGCGATCGCGCGGGCCGATTCAATCTGAGAGTCGATGTTAAGCTTCGCGTAAATCTTCGTGGTCTGTGTCGAGCGGTGGCCCAGGATCTCCGAAATCTGATCCATCTTAAGGCCCGCTGACATTCCGACCGTGGCAAACGTGCGGCGGAGATCGCGGGCGCGGAGGTCGGGGCAGCCGGCTTCCTTCCGGATCTTGGCCCAAAGACGGACCGGCATTTTGCATCCGATCAGCGTCCCGTCGAGCGAGGGAGGCAGTGCTTGTATAAGTCCCATAGCTTTCGGGGGTATAACGATTTTTTCCTGTCCAGTTTTTCCTTGTCGCACAAGTACTCCACTAGCGCCCTCACTTGGGGTGATGTCCCGTAAGTTTCCTCGTTCGATAGAAGATGGCCGTGCGCCCGTGTACAGGAGCACGTATAGGAAAGTAACGGCCCGTTTGTTGGCCTCGTAATTCTCAGCGAGCAGCGCGTGGATTTTTGCGATTTCTTGGTGCGTAGCATAGCGGTTTCTTTTTTCCTCCGGGAAGTTTGGGACGACATTGCAAGGGTTTGGTCCGAGGGGGTACAACCCCTCAAGCATAGCGAGCTTGAGCGTTTTTGAAAGGACCGCTTTAGCACGATTGGCGGTGTAGGGTGTAGCTTCCATCGACTCCATGAACTTGTGAATCACCTGCGGGGTGAGGGCGTCGAGGGATTTATTCCCCAAACGGGGAGAGATGTTGTTCTCCCACAGGTAGCGCACGTCGCGGGCGTAGTTGGAGGCGACGAACTTCGGTTTCCCGAAGTGCTTTTTGAAAGCGATCGCAAAGGCTTCGGCGAGAGTTTTGCTCACTTGCGTGTCCTCTTTTTGTAAAACGAGGCGCATTTTTTACACCTTTGATAGGGGGATTTATCGGCAAGGGCCATCTTGTCGGCGCGCTCTAGTTTTTTCCGGGGGTCCGCTTTCCATCCGCAAAGGGCAACCGCAAATCTTTGCCCCGCCTTTTCCCCGTGAATGGCCACCTCGTTCCACTTGAAGCGATGTGCAATGGTCATTTCCGTGTCCTCTCTTCAAGCGCCTTGATGGCTTCCATCACCGCGCGCATGGCGTCCTGGCAACCCTGGATCGCCAGCACGCAGGCGTGGAGGGCCTCGTAGGTCTTTCGTTCGCCGCGGAGCTGGAAGCTTTCCACCGGCTTCAGTTCATCTTTAACGCGTTGTTCCATACATACTGATTATCAATCAGTACGCAGCGCGTCAAGCCTCGATGAAAGAAAGTTTTATGGGCTCCCCTTCTTCAAGGGATTCAATGAATTGAAGCAGCTCTAGGTCCACGCGGAACCACTCCCGGTTGTGGCGTAGGCTCGCAAAACGGCGGTGTAGCGCAACCTCGTGGGCCATCTCCCCCTTCACGGTGCGGAGGACTTTTAGATTGAATGGCGAAGCATTCTGAAGCTTTTTCATGCGGGTTTCTAGGTCTTTGGTGATCCCGATCTTGATGAATTCCATCTCTTCGGAGGAGACGAAATAGATCGTCTGGCTATGCGACTCCTCGTCGTGGATCTTTCGCTTACACTTGTAGCAGACGTAGGTTCTCGTCCTTGAGCCCGTCATTGCCTAAGATTTTATAAGACTGTGGGGATCTCACAACACATAGATACTTAAGAAATCTTAAACGATTTACGCGCCAGCTCTCTCGCTTTTTCCAGCGGGGGGAGATCGTAGACAGTGATAAATTCTCCGTCGTCTTTTTTCCTGCGCCCACGGTCGGCCCTGGAAAAAATAGACTTAAGCTTTAATCCGATTTTAATCCTAGAAGGCACCCACCCCCGTATAGAGTTCGAGTCGTAGTAGTGCTTAACCATGGCGTGAAGCGTATCTGAGTCTATTTCGCTCGGCTCCTCGGGCCACGTGAAGCTGAGCGCAGAGTATTTTCCTGATCGCGCCAACTCGAAAAAGAATTGATCGAGGGGCGGGAGGCTCTCTAATTTCTGCATTTTGAGCGCGGCCGTATCCGGCGCGGTGTTGATATCCACCTTGGATATGTCCAAGTCGAGAAGGTAGCGAAACAGCAAGCGGCGTCCGCCCGCCTCCATGCGCTCTAGCATTTCTTGGAAGTATGCCTTTGTATTTTCTTGTGAGGGGCCGAGATCAAATACCGCAAACCTGCGCTCGTCGGCTGAGGCGGGTACAATCCACTCGTCGTTTCCAGTAATAACGATGCGAGAATAGTTTTGAATGGTGCGCGGCTCAACGCCCTTTCGTTCTATCTGATGGGATCGTCCGGTAATCAGGTCTTTTAACATCCCTTCCGCTGCTTTGTCCCCCGCCCAGAAAACCTCGTCCAAAACCAAAAGAAGATTCGCTTCCAAGTGGGAGTTAAAATTCCCAAAGAGATACCTGCGACTCGCGAGAGTCTTTGCATTATCTCCTAGTCCGACGCCCACGCAATCAATGAAACTTGTTTTCCCCGCGCCTTTGCCGCCTTTAAGAACGAGAGCACAGAGCGGCTTTTCTTTCGGTTTTTGGAGCATCTGCGCAAAGAACGCTTCGACCCAAGCCGCGTGCTCGGTGTTGCCTAAGCAAATGGTTTCAAGGATATGTTCCCGCCACATGGCGACGGCCTTGCGGTCGGAGTCGGTTGCTTCCTCGGCGGTCGCGTAGGGCTCGCACGCAAAGCCACGCCAAAGGTTAAACATCCCGTTCACGTCGCGGCCTTCGCCGGGGACGAAAGTCATGCCGCGATATGAGCGGCGGTTAAAGTGGATGATCCAAGCTTTGCTTGTCGGGAGCGTAACGATAGCTTTCTTTTGCGTCACCACGACCCGATCGCTTGATAACATTTGATGGAAGGTTTCTTCCTTCACAAGCTGTGTCGTCGGAGCGCCGTACTCGTCGGTAGTTTCGTAGGCGATGCGATGCGTGCCGCCGATCAAAACAAAAGAGAAGGTTTTGTTTAATCGCTCGACCGCTTCTTCAACTGTCTCCGCTTCTTCGGGTGCCGGGATGATATCAAACTGTGCGGAGGGGTTTAGCAAAGCAGGCGCGTTTTCCCCATACTTATACGCATTCTGTACTTTAGAAGTGATATCACTTGCCGACCACGGGGGAACGCAACGGGGGTTGTAGTGGTCGAGCATCAGGATGATGGCTTCGTCCTCTCCAACGCCCAAGTCTTTCAGTCGTGCTGCGACTTGGAAGGTAGTCTGATCTCCGCCGTCGCCGCTTACTGCGGGCTTTGCTTCTTCTCTAAGGAACGGTATCGCTCTAGAGAACGCCCAAACTCGATCCACTCCGACAGATTTGCTTTTCGCTGGGAGGGCGGGGAGAGTTTCGGGTCCAGACTCACGATGGCGACTCTCGACAATCCACTCGGGGCACTCTGCGATACCACGAGGCACGAGGGAGTAAGTCCCTCCCTCAGCGCGGCTTCCAGCGCCAACGACGTAGCCGCCTGAAGCTCTGAGGTCCACGTGTTGTCCAAGGACGCTGACACCTTGGCGGAGATTTTTGTCGCAACGATAGATAAGGTGTCGCCCACCGCGAGGAGTCTTCTGTTCGAGGGTTGGCGGGAACGCTTTGCCTTCGAGTTCTTTTTGGAGGACCGACGCTTCGCCATCTTTCCCTTCGCTCATGTCCACGTCAACGGCGATGATTCCGGACTCAACGCCTGTCGGGACTCCGATATTGTAGTTTGGGTTTTGCTCCCACCAAAGGCGAATCTTTTTGGGGTCTTTTGTAGCTTCTTCGGTGTAGTTTTTTATTGCGGGAAGCTTCGAGTTCGGGGCGCAGGGGAACACGCGAAGCCCGTACTTTGTTGCCAGTTCTAGCGCGGAGTCGAGAAGGTTCATTTCCAATACCTTGTGTCGCAGTTGCCTTCAGCCTTGAGAGGTAGTCCGTGAGCCCACGCTGGCACAACCTCCATCAACTGTTCAAGGCGCTCGACGCAATTTTCTTTTTCGGACAACGGGATCTCACAAAGCACCTCGTCATGGACGTGAAGGACCGTATTAAAACCTTCTCGGCGCAAAAGAAACAGGCACTCCGCAAGGATGTCTCGCGCGACGGCCTGCACAACGTTTTCGCATAAGCTCCCGCCGTAGGTGTCCATTCGCACCCACTTGCGAGTGAGAGGATCTTCCCCCATGAACGTGATCGTGGGAGCTTCGGTGCCCCAGCGCTTCATCTTCATTTCAACTTTGGGATAGGGGTACGCGATCACGCGGCCCGATGGTAGGCGGCAAAACAAAAAGGAACCTGCGACCTTATAGGACACGTCGCATTGGCGAAGTTTGATTTGCTGTTTCGTTTCGATCGCTCGTTTCGCCGCGTCTTCGAGGTCGTACCAAAACTGCACGATGCGAGGGTTCGTGGCGCGCCAGCGCATCTTGATTCCTTCGGCTTCGTCGTCTGAGACTTTTACGCCGTAGGCATTTGCCATGGATTGAAACGCGCCTTTGCCGCCGCCGTATCCAAGGGCGAGAACTGCGACCTTGCCAATCTGCCTTTGATCCTTGCTAACTTTATCAATCATCGGCACGGAGTAAATCTCAGCGGCCGCCTTCTCGTAAATCTTTCCATGAGTGCAAAAGACTTCGAGCACCTTCTCTTCTTTAGCGAGCCACGCTAATACCCTGGCCTCAATCGAAGAGAAGTCTGCGCCCACAAGGATCTTCCCTGGGGGTGCAGCAATGAACCCACGCAGACACGACGACACAACCTCCATGGGCGCGCCGTAGGTGAGCTGGATTATTTCGGAAGCTTCTTTTACTTCCACGAAACGAGCCGCTTGAAAATCTCGTTGAGATCCATCTGCTCGGGTACGGTCATTTTCATGTCCACGGTCATGGGCTCGTTTGGCCCCTTAAGATTCATCTCATCGCGTACAGCGGTGAGAAGTCTCACGAGAAAAGAGTGCTCTTTGTCGGTAAGGACTAGGTTCTTAATCATCGATTCCCCCAATGATGTTTTCGATTACGTCCACGATTTCCTTTTGGGAAAGCGAAGGACGTGGAAAGTTTTGCACCTGGATCTTGCGCCCCGCCCATCTTCCGGTCGTGGCCCCGTGGTATTGCAGCGTACCCCGAACTCTTTGGTCATCTCCGCTGCTCCCGAGCATCGCGTTAATTTTTGCGGTCGAAGATTTTGCCGCCTCTTGCCGCAGCGCCAAAGCCGCGCGACAATCTTCAGGTAGTTCCTGCCTACTGAGGAGCGCTGAAACATCGGCCTTTGCTACCCCCTCAGTTTCCACCCCCCTAAAACGCAGCCAATCTGTGAGCTGCCCCACCGCGGTACAGGTAGCCACCGCGTTCCCGGTTACTTTTCTAATCTCTTTGTCCAGACGCTCTTTTTCAAACTCGATAAGAGCCTGGGCTTTGCGTGCGGATCGAACATCGATGTATACGCCACGCCGGTTGATGTAGTGGTCAAGCTCCCAGAGGGCTTGCTCTTTTTCGGAGAGGCGCGGGAGGCGCTTGTAGACTTCGCGCTCGACCTCGACGTCTTGGAGGCAGTAGTTGACAAGGGCTTGGAATTTTGCGGCATCTTCTCTCCACGTGATCGCGCCGGTTTTTTCATCGACGTCTTTTGGCTGCGACAACTGAAGCATAATCCTGTGGCCGGCCATGTCCTTTTGCTTTTCGATTCCGAGAGCGGACGCGCACCCTTCGAGAGAGCCCGGGAGCCCGCAGGCGTAGGCTTGGGCCATGGTGTCTCGGCATTGATCGGCGTGGAGAGGGGGCCATCCGTGTCTTTTGTGTAGGACTTCGTTCCATACAGGGATTTCAAACCCGCCAATATTGTGTCCAACGACAAGTCCCCATGCCGCGACATGCTCTACGACATCAGATGGGTAAGAATCGCTCCCAGGAACATAGATCCTAGGAGGCTCACCACTGAAAGCGAAACCCAAGCAAAGGACTTCAGTGCTAGGATGAGCAGCGTAGAGGTGAGAGCCGGCTTTCTTAAGATCGCACGCGGAGCGCGTCTCGAAGTCGATGAATAAAACGTCATGCATTTAATCACGCTACAACAATTAAAACGTAGACGAGAACAGTCCCCGCTCCGACAAAAAAGCCAGCGATGAAACTGCTCTCGTCCACGTCAAACATTAGGTAAACATATCCCCGGCGGTCTTGCCGACTTCGTTCGAGATCGCGGTGAAGTCGTCTTCGGCTTTCGTGCGCGTGCCAAATCGGTCACCGTCGCCCATTTTTTGAAGATTAGTGAGCCCAAAAGCCACGCCGAAATTGCCGGCTGCTTCGTAAGCATACGCGGTTACCGCTGCGCGAGCGTAGCAGCCGGGGTAAACTTCGGACGCATCAAGGATCGGCTGCACGTCTGGACCAACAACACCTGGACGCTCTTTGGATTTGAAGTTCATGAAGATCGCGCCTTTTTCGTGGCCTGCAGGAAGAACCATTTTTCCTGCGTCGTTCTCAAATTCTTTTTCCCCTTGGTCACGGAACGGCATACGAACCTTTTTGGGCCACGCCTTCTCGTTTGGTCCCCACTTCTTCACGCAAGCATCGTGCGCGGCTTTTTCCATGGCAGAGAGATCCGTACCTTTTGGGAAAAGCGCCATCACACTGTACTCGTCTTTTTTGGAAAGCTTGTTGTACTGGGGCTTAAAAAGGTGTGGAAAAGAAACTCGAAATTTTGGCGTAATGATAGGCATGTTTTCTCCTTTATCGGTTTTGCGTTTTATTCCCCGTCACGCACAACTGCAAACTGAGTGAGTGCGGCGGGTATCACGGCCGGACGCTTGTCACTTTCGTGTACAAGCGTTTGCCCTGAGGATTCTTGCACGACTAGATCGTTGAACACCTGCTTGTCAACCTGCTTGGAGAAAAGCTTCTCGATCTGCGCAGGCGATTTTATTTTAGGAGCGTCGTACATATCTTGATCTTTTAAACCGTAATGATTCCAAAGGCGTTTTGCAGCTTCGGATTCATCGCGCCATTTCCGAGTAGCGCGCTTGGGTACAAGCTTAAAGCCCGGGGGCACACGCCCATGTTGCGCTTCAGAGTAAGCAAACTCTCGGACACCCTTGATCCATTCCTCGATGACGGGAAGAAGGTCGAGAGTTTTGGAAAGCTTCTCCGCATCGTAGGGAGCGATCGCGGAGAACTGCTCTTTGGCTGCGATCAGTGCTTTGTTAGCCAGCGCACTACAAAATCCAGAAGCAGGACAAAAACGACAATGGCTGCCAGGTTTAAGAGGAGCGTCTGCATCTTCAGTGGCCTTTGCATATTTTACGAGATCAGATGAGAAGTCGATGAGATCGACAGACTCCATTGCGTAAGCGCGCACGGGGCCATCGGGATGCGGGCAACGTGGTTGCACGATGACGAGCACGATCTCGCGCGCGGGAAAACCGCAAGTCATGAGAGCGCCTAACGCATAGTATTTGAGCTGCGAATTGTCCGCGACTTCAACGGGAACACCCGCGCCGTGCTTGTAGTCAATGACGTAGAGGCGCTTTGCGATCCGGTCGTATACCACGCAGTCCGCGGTTCCAAAGAGCCCGGGGTAGAGAGATGAGAGATCGAAGCGATGCTCGACAAGCATCTCCGTCTGCGGAGTCTTAAGAAGCGACGCCACAAAATCAACGTAGACGCCGACTGCGTCTTTCAAATCAGCGTCGAGCGGACGCGCGGGCCAGCCTTTTTCCAAAACTTCCGCGGCGAGGGCATGCGCCATCGTGCCTTCCTCAGCATAGGCCGAAGTCTTAGGCGGGGCGTTTTTGGAAAGCCTCACCGATCCTGGGCACTCGGCCCAGCGGTGCATCGATGAGGCTCCAATGTGGCTATGGGCTGGCTGTTCAGGCTTCAAAAAGTTTCTCGCAATACTCGATGAATTCAGCGTAAACCGAAGAATCCAATTCGGAAAGGCGCGTAGCGTTAAAGTGGGCGAGAGCCTTTTTCGCGACCGGCATACCCTTCTCTGTGTTCAATTCCGCAAGGACCGCCTTTGCTTCGTCGAAGGTGTACTCTTTTGGCGCGAAGTCCTTTACCGCAATGTGGGACTTCTCTTCCTCTTCTTCTAACGCTGCGACTTCAGGAGCGGGGTCAATCGTTGGGGTCGAAGGGATCGCATCCGATGCCTTAAGCTTCGACGGACGGCCACGCTTCTTTACGGGTTCGGTCGCTACTACAGGAGCGTTCGCAGGGTTATCCGGATGCTGGCGCGCGAATCTTTCAACTGGCGGGCCGGGAGGCAAAGGAGGAAGCGCTGGCGTAGCTTCAACTGAGGATGTCTTCGTCTTCACGAAGGCTAACAGCTCGTCGTAGTTCTTGAACGTCAATGTTAAAGTCAGACTCATATTCGGATTCCTTCTTTTTGATTCCGCGGATGCGCTCCGCTTCTAGTTTTTCTTCTTCAGCGACTATGGCCGCCACAATTTCCAGATCGTAGAGGCGGGTCAATTGCTCCGTCTTTCTCTTAAACGCTTTGGAAATTTTGTCGTCAATGGAATTTTCCAAACCCATGAACGTAACGCTCACAGGTTCTTTCTGCCCGATGCGATGGCAACGCATGACCGCTTGCTGCACGTAGGCCGGAACCCAATCGGTTTCCACAAAGAGAACGTCGTGCGCGGCGGTCAAGTTGATCGCGGTGCCGGCGGCTTGGATGTTACAAATGATGAGCTTCGTCGCGTCGTTCGTTTGAAATCGGCGGATGTTGTTCTCGCGAGTCACGGGGTTTGATTGCCCATAGACCGTCACGGGATTGTACTGCGGAAGTTTCATCCGAATGTTGTTGATGACATCTTTGTGGACCGCGAACACCACGAGCTTCTCAAACGCTTTATTCTCAAATCCGTTTTTGATCCACTCGATCGCAGCTTCAAGCTTTTGCATCCCCGTGTACATGCGAAGCGTGGAGAGCGAGGTGGCGAGTGCCGAGAGAACCGCGAACCCTTCCTTCCGAAACCGCGTCTGCTCGACGTTCATTTCGAGAAGCTCCGTTTGGCGCGCAAGCTTGTCGTATAACTCTTTCGTTCGATCGACGGGCCACGTGTACTCAAACAAGATAGGCGAAGTGTGGAGATCCACGGTGCACGGGGACACGGAGACGTGGGAGAAAATGAGAGGCGGAAGTTCAGGGAGCACGTTCTTTTTTAACCTCCGAAGAAATACAGGGGCTAGCAAATCCTGGAATTCTTTTTCCATGGAGGGCTTGGTTCCTGTCACTACCCTCTCGTTTCTGTAGATGTATCCCTCGCAAAAAGAATCCAGGAAAGCCAGGTACGGCTTTTTGATTAACCCAAATGTGAACAGCCACGGCCACATTTCGCCGACGTGGTTTGGCGTAGGCGTCCCGGATATTGCCCATACCCTCGCCGCTGCGTGGACCAAGCCATCGGCTGCGATGACGTGGCGGGTGCGGTAGGTCCGCGGGTTCTTTAAATAATGCGCTTCGTCGCAAATCAAAACGTCGTATGTACAGCTTTTTAGTGTGTCTTTATGCGTACCTGCGAGGTCGTAGGAGCACACCGTCCATCGCGCAGAGAAGTCCACGATGTCTTTGTGAGCGGTGAGAACTTGGACTTTTTCTTCGCATCCGATGAACTTGTGGATCTCATTGCGCCAGTTGAAGCGGGCAATCGCCGGGCAGAGGACCAAGATTTTTTTGGCGTTAAGCTTTTGGGCCGCAAAGATACATTGGATCGTTTTCCCAAGGCCCATCTCATCGGCGAGGTATTTGAAACGGGTCTTGTCATCGGCAAGCCACTCGACGCCTGAAGCTTGGTAGGGGTAAAGGCGGAACGGCGGATCGAGTTGATCGTCTGGTAAGGTGTTGAGATTAGGTATTGTCTGCGTCGTGCTCGCTGCGCCGCTGGAAGCGTTTGCACCGCTGACATTGCCTTGTCCAAATTCCATTCCCA